ACCGTCGCCGTGAGCTATTCCCCGATAGCTCAATTGGTAGAGCGAGCGGCTGTTAACCGCTAGGTTCTTGGTTCGAGTCCAAGTCGGGGAGGTCGTTGGTTTTCCGCTGAAATAGCGGACCCGACGGTTAACGCGAAAGCCCGAGGATGAGAGTCCTTGGGCTTTTTGCATATCTGCGTGCCACCAAAGAGTTACGGCCGTTTTCGCCCGCCGTCCGGCGCTCTCTCTTCCGTAGTCGATACGTCCGGGGTGCGATAGCAACCCCACCGGTTGCGAGCGCGGCCCGGAAAACCCGCTTCAAACTCTCGCGCTCTCTGTTTAATACCCCCGACTTGGTTAACAGCAAAATATCGACCGCACCCCGAAATCCGACGTTTCGGAATCCCACCGGTAGGTTAACAGGTGGAGAGAACTCCGTCGCGTGACGGCTCTCTGATAGCCGAACCACCGGACAGCGCGCCGGCCGCAAAGCGGAGGTCGTTGTAGGTGCCTTCTCGAAGGAGAACACATGCACACGACCGACGACCCCGAGGCCATGACCCCGCAGGAACGATTCGCCGAAGTCGCCGCCATCCTCGCCGCCGGGTTCCTGCGTCTGAAACGCCGCACCTTCTGCCTGCCCGCCGGCCAGACCGAAGCGGCCGACATGCCTGAAATCCCGCCATGTTCCGCCGTCAAAGATTCTCCGAAAGTGCCCCAGAATTGACTGGATGCCAGCACCAAACGGCGGCCCTGTGTGCTTGTTGGTTAACGGCTGCGAGAGCAAGAGATAGGAGCATGGCATGAGCACGAACATGGCCAAGGAAATCGCCGCCCTGCGGCAGATGACGGTGGGCGAACTGCGGGAGAAGTACGTCGAGCTGTTCGGCGAGCAGAGCCGATCCTACCATAAGGACTTCCTCTGGAAGCGTCTGGCCTGGCGGATGCAGGCGCTGGCCGAGGGCGACCTGTCCGAGCGGGCCCGGAAGCGGGCGGCGGAACTGGCCAACGACGCCGACCTGCGCGTCCGTGCGCCGGCCGAAACGCCCGCTGCCAAGGGCGAGCCGGTGCCGCAACGGACGGCCGTGGGCGTTCTCACCGCGCCGTCCGACCGCCGCCTGCCCATGCCGGGCGCGGTGCTGACGCGCGAATACAAGGGCCAGACGGTTCGGGTGATGGTCCTGGACAAGGGATTTGAATACGACGGCAAGGTGTACCGCTCCCTGTCGGCCATCGCCAAGGTCGTCACCGGCGCGCACTGGAGCGGATACCACTTCTTCGGCCTCAACGGCAGAGAGGAAACGGAATGATCGCCACGACCAAACGTCAGAAACAGGATGCGCCCGTGGCAGCGCCGGTCAACCGGTGCGCCATCTACACCCGCAAGTCCACCGAGGAGGGTTTGGAGCAGGAGTTCAACTCGCTGGACGCCCAGCGCGAGTCCGCCGAGGCGTACATCACCAGCCAGAAGGCCGGGGGGTGGGTTTGCCTGGGCGACCGCTACGACGACGGCGGGTATACCGGCGGCAACATGGACCGCCCCGCCTTCCAGCGATTGATGGCCGACGTGGAGGCCGGCAGGATCGACTGCGTGATCGTCTACAAGGTGGACCGCCTCAGCCGGTCGCTCCTGGACTTTGCCAAGATCATGGAGGTCATGGAGCGCCACCACGTTTCCTTCGTGTCGGTCACGCAGCAGTTCAATACCACGACGTCAATGGGCCGGTTGATGCTCAACGTTCTGCTGAGCTTCGCCCAGTTCGAGCGGGAGATCATCTCCGAGCGGACCCGTGACAAGATCGCCGCCGCCCGGCGCAAGGGCAAGTGGGTCGGCGGGATGCCGCTGCTGGGTTACGACGTGGACCCCCGTGGCGGCCGCCTGATCGTCAACGAGGAGGAGGCCGCCCGGCTCCGGGAGATTTTTGAGGCGTACCTCACGCACCAGGCCCTGCTTCCTACCGTCCAGGAACTGGACCGGCGCGGATGGAGGAACAAGCAGTGGACGACCCGCAAAGGCCGCGTTCGGGGCGGCAGGCTGTTCGACAAGAACAGCGTGTTCAAACTGCTGACGAACATCACCTACCTGGGGAAGATCAAGTACAAGGACGAGGTTCACCAGGGCGAGCACAAGGCCGTCATCGACGAGGACCTCTGGCAGCGCGTCCAGGACATCCTGCGGCGGAACGGCCGCAACGGCGGGAAGTTCGTGCGGAACAAGTACGGGGCGCTGCTCAAGGGACTCTTGCACTGCGTGCCCTGTGATTGTGCCATGATCCACGCCTACACCGCCAAGGCAGGCAAGCAGTACCGCTACTACGTCTGCACCAACGCCCAGAAACGCGGCTGGCACGAATGCCCGACCAAGTCGGTCCCCGCCGCCGAGATTGAACGCTTCGTGGTCCAGCAAGTCCGCCGCATCGGGGACGACGGCAGTCTGGTCGCCGAGACGCTGCGACAGGCCCGCAGCCAGAGCCAGGAAGGCATCGAGAAGTTGGAGAACGAGCGCCGGCTGCTCCAGCGCGAACTGAACCGGCACGAGCAGGAAGTGCGCCGCCTGATCCAGCAGGCGAGTCCGGGCGTCGATCCGGCTTCCCCGGCGACCGCCAGGCTGGCCGACCTCCAGGACCGCATCCGCGCCGCCGAGCAGCGGGCGACCGAGGTCCGCGAGGAAATCATCGAGCTGAGCCGCACGCTGTTTGACGAGAAGGAACTGACCACGGCGTTATCCCTGTTCGATCCTGTATGGGATTCGCTCGGCCCCCGCGAACAGGCGAGGGTGATGCAGCTCCTGGTCGAACGGGTGGGATATGACGGTGCGAACGGAACGGTGTCCGTGACCTTCCGGCCGTCGGGCATCAAGGCGCTCGCGCAGGATGCGGCGAGCAACCGGATTGAGGAGCCAACCGCATGACTACCCCCGGCACGAGCTTCACGGTCGAGTGCAGGATTCACTTCAAGCACGGGCGCAAGGGCCGCAAGCGGATGCAGGAAGGGCCGGCACCGGCAGAGGCGCAGGTTCCGGTGGGCAACATCCCGCGCGTGGCTCGCCTGATGGCGCTGGCGATTCGGTTCGACGACCTCATTCGCACCGGCCAGATCAGGGACTACGCCGACATCGCCCACCTGGGCCACGTGACCCGCGCCCGCGCCACGCAAATCATGAACCTGCTGCACCTGGCCCCGGACATCCAGGAGGAAATCCTCTTCCTGCCCAGGACCGAGAAGGGCTACGACCCGGTCTGCGAACGGCACGTTCGTGGCGTCGCTGCCGTGGTTGGTTGGGACAAGCAACGGCAGTTGTGGAGGAAGCTTGTCCAGCAAACGGAGGCAGCAAGCCGCTGATGTGACAGCAACTCTTTTCTGACAAAGGCATTACAAAAATCGCATTGATCTCTTGCATGAGACCTGAGCGAGCATTACAATCCAAATGTTCGGATTCTGTTTGGATATCATCAGGAGCTCGTAGAGGTGCAACAGGTCTAGGCGAAGGAAGAACAAACGTCGGGACAGGCAGCCTGCCAACCAGCCCCCAAAGCCTTCCGTTCAAGAACTGATGGACCGGGGGAACTACAAGGAAGCAGCGGAAGTACTGCAGGCAGAGCTTACCGCCGGGGCATCCGATGGAAAGCGTCGCCTCCTGGCAAAGTGCATGGCAGGGCTCAGAGACTATGCCGGCGCTTTGGACCAGATGGCCCAGCTGGAGCACTTCGAGCCCTTCGATGTGCTCTACAAGGGCTGGCTTCTGCACAACAAGGAAGACATCGAAGGGGCCAGGGATTGCTTCCGACGGTATGTCGCGCTCAAACCGAACTGCCCCGATGGCCACTACTGGTTGGGCCGGGCTTACGATCACTGGAAATTCCATGACGATGAGTCGAGGCGATTGGCTGTTGAAAGCTTCCGCAAGGCTATTGCATGCGATGGCTGTCGCGCCGATGCATACGTTCTGTTGGCGCAGCGTTTGCCTTGGGACGACGAAGGGGGGCGGGAAAGGCTCAGGATTCTGACCGATGCCTTGGCGAAGCACCCGGAGTCCGAAGATGTCCGGCTCGATCTTAGCAGTCTTCATCTTCATCTGCTCAAGCACGCACAGCAGGGACTTGATGTGCTCAAGCCCTTATTGGACCAGGCGAAGCCCAACAGCCGAGCGCTCTGGAGAGCATACTTGGCGTCCAAAGACATGCAGCGCTACCAGGATGCAAAGAGGTTCCTGGTAGCCATCCCGTCAGAGCACTTGGAGGGCGTACTCAGGGAACAGGTTCTAGGCGACCTTGAGTTACTTTCGGGGGAGTACCAGGATGCACTCCGTACCTTCTCGGCCGCAAAGGATGCTGCCGCCCCTCACACCCAGCCCCTGCTTCACTTCGGCAGAGCCGACGCCATGCTGTCTTCCGGCAACGTAGGGGCGGCCATCGACGAAGCTCGCCACGCGGCTTTCAGTCTGCTGGAGCTGACCGACGAGGACCTTAACTACGATGACCCCATCTCCGTCGATGGTGAGCCGCAGGGCTTTGCCGCCGAGCGTTCTCTGGTTGCCGTATGCACACGACTGTTAGCCGACGACAGCGACTTTGTCCGTAACAGCCTTGACAACGACTTGCGAGGAGCGTTGACTTACGCGCTATACAAGGGGACGCGAACCGGGGAAGGCACTTCTGATAAACTGCTCTTGGCAGCGGCGAAGCTCCTTAAGCATCCTGCAATGTCGTATGATTTGGAGTGCTACTCGTTCCACACAAGGGATTTCGCAGCAGGTATTCGTCATCATCTGGCAACCTGTCGATGGAAGCGTCGCAAAGGCTCCACGCCCGCCGACATCCGCGAGTATGACGCCACGATATATCTGGAACAGGAAGAATGCCCGCGTACCAAGGAGGAATGCCGGACGGTTCTGAAGACCTTTCTCAAGGAACTGAAGGCCTGTCGAGACAGCGAGGAGATCACGACAATCTTCGTGCCAACCTACACGTTCGTGCGAGATTGCATTCGAACGAAGGAAATGTACGGAGAACTCCTGGAGCCGGCTTCGATCCTTCTGGAACAAGCTTCCGATGCAGTGGATATCCTTTGGGACCGGACCTACGCCCTTCATTGCCAAGACAACAACAAGGAAGCCGAAGATGGTTACCGACGACTCTTGGCCATCAACCCCGATGATGTTTCTTCGTTGCACAACCTGTCTCTTCTTGTCCATGCTCGCGGAGATATCGAGGGCGCGCTCACGCTTTCACAGAAAGCGGCCTCCCTTTCCCCTAGCAGTGGCAATATCACGAACTGGCACAGCAAGTTGCAGTCGCGGAAGGCCGAACAGGACAAGGAGAAGGAGCGTCGGGAGGACTTCCTGCGCACGGCCGTACAGCGCTGGCCCAAGCTGGACTACTACAAGCGGCAGCTTGTGTGCACGCTGTCGCTGATCTCCGGCTGGCAGGGCCTGGACCATCTGGCAAAACTCTCCGGCTGTGACGAGCGATTCCTGCCCGGTCACCTGCGGGCTCTGGAAGAAGAAGGGATGATCCTGTATCCCACGCCTGATGTCTTCGAGGTCAATCGCTACATCCTGCCTCTCATCGAACGTGAGAACACGCACGCCGTTATTACCAAGATTATCCACGGCGATGACGGCATTGCCTTTCGGCCAATCTTCAACTCGAAGCAGGAGTACACCGTCTACAATATTCTGATCAGCTTGTTTCCGAATCATCTGGTCTTCCCGAACATGGCACTGCAGACAGTGTTCCAGTATGCCAGAATGAAAGAACTGCTGGAGAAGGACGTATTCAGCTTCTTCTTGAACTCCCAGGTGGATGTCTGCATTACGTCGACGGCCAACTATCTTCCGCTCATCGCGTTTGAGGTCGATAGTCGGTTCCATGATGACGAGGACCAAAAGGGGCGAGACGCAAAGAAGGACAAGGTATTCGCGTTGGGCGGTGTTTCATTGGTGCGGTTGCGGGGCTATGGCAGGCCTACTGAAATGGCGTTGCGAAACCAAATCGTCCAGGAAGTCATCTCCCTTGGCCATGTGATCAGGAAGACAACGCAGAAGTCGGCAGTCCTCTCAACCCTTGAGCGAGAAGTTGATTTCGACAGCTTCGGTGCTCAAGCCGAACAGTGCGAGTCGCGGCGGTGGATTACGGTGTCCCAAGCAGCCTCCGTCTCGGGTGCCAACCCAGGGGTCATTACTAGAGCTGTGGACGCTGGCGAGTTGATGGGCAACGGGATGACTGGGCGGGAAAGGCGTGTCGATGCAGTCGATCTGACCCAGTGGATGCTGCAACGTATTGCCAAGCCGGAGGCCGAGGAAAGCGATGCTCAGGTCGAGCGGCTGGTGGGCAAGTACGTGACCGATTAAGCCGGGTTTGCGCATTCATTGCGCGCGATTTTTTTCTTCCTGACCAGGGGATGCCGACCATGTTGGCCCCCAACGCCCTCCCCATAGGTCATCTTCAGCCTGTGAGTGTCCCATGAGCCGGGCTTGGGCGCTGCCCTTCCCGTCGCTGCTCCATAGGTGCGAGGTCCGTGTTCTCTGTTCCGCCCCACCATAAATCAGATCACGACGTTGCGCTTTCATTGCGCGCCAAATCTCCTTGGCAGACTGCGGGGCAACGACGGACGCGTGCTCCGTCAAGGCTACTGCCAAGGAGATTCCAATGGCACACGGACGTTCACTCGCAGATCAGCCGCAGAGCATCCGGCAGCTCGTTCGCCTGATGCAGGCCCTCAACTTCGGCCGCATTGTCGGCCTCTCCATCCGGGCGGGCCAGCCCGACTTTGGCAAGCCGTACCGCACCGTGCTGACGGTCAAACTCCCCGCTGGAGAGAATGGCCCCCGGCCAGAGGTACGGAGCGCCAACTTCGACCTCCGCAAAGAAGTGATGGCGATGCAGGACCAGATGGCCGCTGCGGCTGACGGTGCCCACCTGACCATCGAGGTCAAGCACGGCCTGCCGTTCCTCATCGAGATTGAGCAAGAGCATCGGGCGTAGGGCCCAAAGGCAAATCAGGACACCAGACAACTAACCGGCCGCAAAGCGGAGGCGTTGTGGGTGTCGCGGATATCCGCGAACTCGCAACGCCTTCTCTTTTGGCCCCTACGCAACGCCGGACTCCGTCGACACCCACGCGACTTCCTCGGCCACGAGGAGCACAGCCATGGGTATCGAAGGCATCGACGGGTTCGCAGCACGGGTAATTCAGTTCAAGGCAAAGCAGATGATCGGGAAGGTCGGGTTCACCGAGTCGGATCGCGAGGACATCGAGCAGGATCTGGCGCTCGACGTGCTCCATCGCATGCGGAAGTTCGATCCGACCCGGGCGCAACGACACACCTTCGTCGTCCGCGTGGTGGAGCACCGGATCGCCACGATTATCGAGCACCGCCAGGCGGGGATCAGGGACTACCGGCGCTGCTGCGGCGGCTTCGACGAGGCCCTGATCGACGAGGACGAGTATCTCCTGCGGATGGGGCGCATCTCCCGGCCGCGGGCGGAACTCCGGGACCTGACGCTGGACGTGACGGACGTGGTCTCGCAGCTGCCGCCGAAGCTCCGCGACCTGTGCGAGCGCCTTAAAAAGAAGACGGTCTCCGAGGTCGCCCGCGAGATGGGCATCCCCCGCTCCACGCTCTACGAGTCCATCCGGCGGCTTCGCCGGCGGATGACCGACGCCGGGCTTCGGGACTACCTCAAGTCCCCCGACGCCTGCGGCGGGTCGCCGGTAGGTATGGGTGAAGGGGAAATAGGCGACCAACATGAGGAGTAACGGAATGGCCAAGGAACTCTATCGCTACAGGTTCTGTGAAGGCGTGCCGCTGCGGGAGGCCGAGGACGACCTGTTCCTGGCCATGCTGGCCGCGGAGGGCCTGTACGGCCCCGCCCGGGTCCGCTTGGACGCGGCCTACCACATGGACGAGAGCATCCGCGCCATTGTGGTCGACGCCGGCACCCCCGTCGGCCAGGACATCAACGGCATCTTCACGGCGTTCCTGATTCGCCAGTTCGGCCAGGACGCCTTCGACGTGAAGCATATGGAACCGCTGCCCGTTGCCCGGGCGGCGGTCTGACGGCAGGCGTCATTCCCCCTTTTGCCAACAGGAGACACCTTATGACGACAGCGACAGCACCCAGGCCCGCCCCTCGTCCCCGACCCGTCCCGGCCGGGGGCAACGCCAACGCGCCGCGCGTGACCTTCGGCACCATCCCCGAGGGCAGCGGCCACCGGATCGTGGTCTTCGGCCCCGGCGGCATCGGCAAGACCACGCTGGCCTGCATCGCGCCGGGGCCGGTGGCGTTCTTCGACCTGGACGACTCGCTCCCCCGGCTGCGGGCGCAGTTGGAGGGGTCGGGCATGAACCTGGACATCCGGCCGGTCAGCGGCGCGGCCGCCTGGTCTGATATCCGCGACGCCCTGCACGCCGGCGGGTGGGACGAGATCAAGACCATCGTCATCGACTCGGCGACCAGGGCCGAGGAACTGGCCCTGACCTGGACGCTGAAGAACGTCCCCCACGAGAAGGGCAACAAGATCGAGCGGATCGAGGATTACGGCTTCGGAAAAGGTTACCAGCATCTCTTCGAGACCTTCCTGTCGCTGCTGGGCGACCTGGACCAGCATACCCGTGCCGGTCGTCACATCATCCTGATCTGCCACGACTGCACGGCGAACGTGCCCAACCCCGGCGGGGAGGACTGGATTCGGTACGAGCCGCGCCTCCAGTCGCCCTCCAGTGGCAAGTCCTCCATCCGCCTGCGGGTCCGCGAATGGGCCGACCACGTCCTGTTCGTCGGGTACGACCTGGTCGTCAAGGACGGCAAGGGCGACCCGCGTACCGGCGGCACCCGCACCGTCTACCCCGTCGAGCGCCCGCACTGCATGGCCAAGTCGCGGACGCTGAGCGAGCAGATTCCGTTGGCCAAGTACGACATGATCCTCTGGAACCAACTGCTCGCCTAGGCGAGTGACAGCCCTACAGGAGAAACCCCGATGTTGCCCAACCGAGAAGGCAGATTCAAAGCGACCATCCTTGAACATGGCGTGGCCGAGACCGGCCCGAACAACCTGGCCACCTTCGTCTGCCGGTACAAGCTGGCCTCGGAGATGGTCGACGGCGAATGGCTGGCCGTGGACGAGGACTTCGACATCACCGGCTACCACTACCTGGAGAAGAAGGACGGCTCCATCAACCAGGTGACGGTCGATTCGCTCAAGGAGGCGTTCGGCTGGGACGGGCGCGACCCGTTCTGGCTGCAGGACGCCGACATGGCGAACCTGGTCGTCCAGGTCAAGTGCGGCTTCGAGGAGTACAACGGCCGCAACCGCCTGAAGGTCCAGTTCGTCGATTCGGAGGACTCCACTGGCGGCGGCGTGCCCAAGGCCGACGACACCACCCGCCGGTCGATCAACACTCGCCTGGGCCCCAAGTTCCGCGCGATGGCCGGCGGCACGCCAGCGCCTGTGGCCAAGCCCGCCGCCAAACCCGCGTCGCACAAGCCGACCCCGGCAGCGCCGCACAAGTCGGCCCCCTCATCGCCCACGGCGACGGCTGCCCCGGCCGAATCCACGATGGAGGCGGCGTGGGCCGAGTTCACGGCGGCCTGCCCCGGCGACAAGTGGACGCAGGATGCCGTCGAGAAGGAGTGGTTCCGCATCCTGGCCGAACTGTTCCCGGGCAAGCAGCCCGACAAACTCAGCCCGGCCGAATGGGGCGTCATGCTGGCCGAGGGGCCGGGCAGGATCATCCCGTTCTGAGCCGCCACCGACTCGGAGACCTGCGATGAGCGACCGATGCGGACAG